GTAACTGCTTATCTAATAAATAACTATCACCAGCCTTAAAGTATTTTCTCCAGTTAGCCCCAAACTCTGGGTTATTAGGATCAATTTTTTCGCTAAGTCCATGAGGAATATTATTATTCTGTAACATGCGCACCGGACTGCTAGCGAACGCACGTTTACCCATAGTTGCGTAAAACATATCTCCTTTGCTGACCCATGTTCGCATATTCTCATCTGTATGATTAAACACCCCGAAAGTGGGGCCTGCTACATTAACAACTTTGACATCTCTATAACCCATTTCGGCTAGAATAGCTAATGTTTCCGACGCCACATTTCCCCCATTGCTGTAGGCTAGCATGTGGACAGGCTTGCCGGTTAACCGACGTTGTGCTGCGACAAAAGCTGCTGCACGTACTGCATCAGGATTAAACCCACGAGTTTCTATATTACCTCGCAAATAATCCATCTGCTTAAACGCATTCTTCATCTCTACAGCCGTAGTAGCCGGCTTCTGAGCTACTTTAGGGAGCATGCCTATGCGGGCTTTCCGCGTCTTCATGTCTAGATCGTCGGCACCTTGCTTAATAGGTTGGGAGATTTTGTTAGCAAAAGGGAGTATATCATGCTCGCCCCAGATCTCTCGAAAAGCTCCACCTTCGGCCATCAAATGACTACCTTGACCACGCTTAGTGAAAGTACCATCGTCTGCGTAAGAAAGCATGACTACTGCGCCTTTACTACTCTGTGTTTGCCCGTAAAATGCTGGGGTATTGTCCATACCACTAAACCCAGTATCATATCCTTTATCTTTGAAGTTGTAGGTAGATGCTTCAAACGGAGTAACGTCTTTGACATCCTTACCTAAGCGCTTCGCCGCTTTCTCGTTAAACTCACGCACCATATCCTTAGCCATAGCCTCGGCGTCTATAGCAGATCTGGACACATTTCTCCTATAGGCGAATACCTGCTGAGATTTCACCCCGAGTGCGAGCCCTACGGCTGTGGCAGCCACTGCTCCAGCACCGATAGCCACATTACGGAGAGTATTGTCCTTCTCTTTTGGGATTGCTGTAGATTGCCCACCTCCGCCAGAAGAGACTTGAGCGGCCAATGTTTTCTTAGAACAGTTCCTGTTATCAGGAATACCGGATTTACCGCAGCGCTTGTCCTGCCTAATAGTCGCAGCAAAAGCCTGGAAATAAGCATCACCGCGCTCGGGGGGCTTTCTTGCTTCCATGCGGCGGCGCTGGATTACTACGCGGGCAGCCGCCTCCGCTGACTTCTGGTTTTTATACAAAGGCTTGCCATTAGGCAATGTCCTACCCATTAGGGCTTTAAGCACGTCTAGATAAGACTGCTGCTCCTCTACATTAGTGAATTTGAAGCTCCCCCTAGCCCGTCGAGGACGGTTCATCGGAGGTATTGGCGGAATAGCTCTACCGGTACGTGTGTTTAGCTCATTAGGGGGTCTTATTTGAAGCCCCTCGAATGCACCGGTCCCCTTGAGTATTGTCAAAGCTTCGGAAGGGTCTTTGATCGGCCTACCTGCATGCTCTGAGGCGGCCTTTTGAATAGTCAGGCTCGGGGCAGACCACAGCGTATTGACACTGGCAGGAAAGCCATTAGTTTGGAAATAATGCTGGTTAACTAGATCCGCAGAGTATGGGCCTTTAACCGCCTGCCTACCTGCTGTAGGGTATAGCCGCGTAGCAAAGAACTCCGCATGCCCCTGCATCGCGTTCTGCATTACTGGGTATTGGTCTAGAGGTACGGATTTCCTTAAGCCTGTTGGCCCGTAGACTTTAGGTAAAGAGTTAATAATAGACTCGTAGAAAGTATCATAGCTTGAGATTGTCTTACCATAGATAGTCCTTGCTGTACCAATTGCTCGGAAATTGGGGTGCAGCGTACCTAGGAGCTGGCTACGGGCTTGTTCTCTGGCTGCTGGGGTTAGCTGTTGAGCATCGAGCAGCGTGTTAGCTAAGCTATGGCGATCTTCTAACTTACCTAGGTTAAAGCCCCGGTCTTTCGCGTAATTAGTCAAAGTCTTGTGCTCAGCATCCAATTGATCTGCGATCTGCTGCACCAGCTTCACGCCTGACACTTCAGCACCGCCAGTCACCTTGTAATGAGTTCTAAGAAAATCCTCCCCCGAGAGCGTTGCGAATTGATAACCGTCACCGACTCTATAGATTTGCTGTTCTTTCAAGCGTGGCGTGCTCCACATCGCTTTGTATGAGGCTTTATGCCACTCACCAAAGTCTGTGTAGGCGCTAGGACTTACATTTTTAACCCGCTGGCCTACAGCCGAAAACGGGGAGTAGTCTAAAGGGCTGGTTTTAAGAATATCAGAAGTATCAGGTAATCCGTAGTTTCTACCAGCTACTGCTCCTACGCCATTGCGACGGCGCACTAATTCAGCGACAGCATTACGAGCTTCAGTTTTGGTACGCGCACGCGCCGGATGTAGATCTAGCACCGAATGCAGTGCATTACTTACACTGTCATCAATGTTTTTACCAATACCTTCCCTGTAGCTGCGGATATTGCTTAAGATGCCGTGGGCACGAACTCCTCCCCCGAGTACGGCAAGAGCTACACCGATGCCTATGGACCCTTGAACTAGAGCAGCTTGTAGTTCTTTTTTCTTCTTAAGATCTTGAGGGGATGCTTTAACAGCACCGCGAATGACGGCTTTTCTACCGCCTTCTAATTCTGAGAAGTTGCCAGTAGTTATGCCTTTTCTAAGGCGACCGAGCCCTCTTTGTGTGCTGGCGAGTGCAGCTAATGGATCACTACCTCTTCCCGCAGCTTTTAAATGTCCATCACCGCCTTCCCCCTTTAGCCGGCAGTCCCATTCAGGAGGAATGCAGCGAGATCCACAACGCCGATTAGGCGGCTTACACGCAATGGTGTTTCGAGTCTTAGCATCTATCCTCAGTTGAATAGCTAGGAAAGTAGCCGTACGAATGTCGGTCATTTAACGTCCTCGGGGGCGGGCTTAAGCGTGAAGATCGTCTGCTTAGGTAGAAAAGCCGCTAAGCCTTTCCTAGCAGCCCGGAGCGAGGCATAGCCAGTAACCTGCGGGCCAGGGAGGATCGCCCCACCGAGCTTAATGGTGGAGTTGAGCCGGGCATAGCGCCTGGATCGGCTGGGCCCGAGCAACACCAGGCCGCCGATATCCGGGCCTGCTGCGTCGTTCCGGGTAGTGGTCCCCACCGGATAGCCCAGGCTGGCGCCGTCTCGATGCTTGAGCACGTCGATGGTCAGGCCCAGAGCCTCGTAGCTGTCGGTCTTGGGCGCGGGCTTCGCCGGTTGAGACTCTTGAGACGCAGGTTGAGACTGGCCAGGGACCTCGCCGCCCTCGGGGGGGATCGGCTGGCCGTCTGGTCCTAAACCCTGCGCCTGGAATGCTTGTGCTTGTAACTGATTCATATTGTTTTCAAACATGCTATCCTCTTGCATTTGTAACTGGGCGGATACGGTCTCGTCCAGCACAGTCTCAATACTGTATTCCGCTGAGCCGTAGCGATTATTTCTAATTTCTATAGGACTTAGCACTCTTAATGCTGCATAAATATTGTCTATTTCAGCTCTGGACTTCTGTACAGCGAGCTTCTCCGTGGCGGTCTCAACGAACACCGAGGGGAACGAAATTTCCCACGATTCTGGTGGGGTGCCCCGCATGGGACTGTCCTTAGCCCGCATAAAAAGCTCAAAAATATCGGAAATAGGGTCTTGGCAATAGACAGTCTGCCAGTCTTCTACTAGCGAGGCCCATATCCGCTCTTCAAACCGCCCTTCTTTCCCGAGGCCGCCAGGACTGGTGCCCATTAGGATTGACGCGGGCCAACCAGTAGTAGCCTGCATGTACTCAGCAAAAGGTGCGGTGGCTTGCGCCATGTTGTTGAGGGATCTTTCAGCAAAGCCTATCTCTTCATTCGCGTCTATTAAGAATCCTCCATAGGAGGATCTAGACATATTGTTTATCTCCATGCGTTTCATTACCTGATTAGCGTTACCGGCTCTCACCATCTCCATTAACCCTGGCACTTTATGCCAGAACAACGAAGAGTCTGTAACACTAGAAGATAATCCTCTAATGGACGTTTCATACAGTTTCCATGAATCCCATACTACTTGTAATGGTGCTTGGCCCCAGCCTTGTTGTTGTTGGCGTTGTCGCCAGGGTAGGTATAGTCCATCAAAGCGGCTAACTCTAGTGTGATGGATACGCATATTTGTTACAGGGCTCGCTTGGTCTTTGTCTAATTTTTGATTGGTAGTAATTCTATACATCTCGGGTTTGGAGTAGTCCATAACGGACACGTCCATGGGAAATATTTCGTGGCGTGATAACGCACATAGTCCACGAATACCACGAATGCGGTCGTAGTTTACAGGTGTTTCCGGATCTTCGTTGCCATCATCGACAAGAGCGACAATAGCGGCTCCACCGTAGAGGCGCTGGAGGCGGACAGCTTCGGCATACACCCGGTGGAACTTTATCTCTTTGAGGTAGGCTTCAAAATCTGTGATCTGGTCAATCTCTTGGGAAGCTTTCCGGCCTCCTAGTTTGATTGTAACACGATGTTTAAGGACTTCATCGGCAATAGAATCGACAAAACGCCGGGGTAGCCCTACGGAGTAAAGAGCTTCAAGTTCTGGATGAGAGAGTAGATAGCTAGTCCGTATGCCTGTTGATTGGGTTCTGTCTTTACCTGCTATTCCCATGCCTGTAAAGGCATTGACTAAAGCTCCATCTGTACGCATGCCATCAGCATCGCTACGATTGCCGATAGCGACGGAATTATCGGGAGCTTCGGGAGATACTGATTTCAAGCGCGGTCCTGCCTGCTTTCAGTGTAGCGACGGCCTCGGGGGGCGACAAGAGATGAGGGTTTTTCATAGAGATGGAGGTTTTTTAATAGAGATGAGGGATGGTTTTTCATAGAGATGGAGGTTTTTTCATAGAGTCCAGGGGTTTTTAAGAGAGTTGGGGGTATTTTCATAGAGTCCAGGGTTTTTTAAGAAATCCAGCAATACATGTACATTTTTCGCGTAGTACGCGCTCAGGCCGCCTTGAGGAAGCCCAGGAGATCGACAGAGCCGGGGGCCGCCATGGCTGCCAGGGCCACACCTATAACTGTGTCATCGTGGGCCGACCCCCCTGCCCCCCGCTTTCCGTGGTCATCCCGGCGGAATGCTCGATGCTCAGCAGCAATGATCCCGTCAGGGAATATTAGGTCATCATCCTCCATCATAAAGAGAGTTCTGTCGGTTATTGCGTTTTTGATGGGATCAGACATATAGACTAGCTCTATTTCAGTCCCCATGGATTGCAGTGCAAGCGCCTCCGCTATGACAATGCCCATGGAGTTCTTCTCTACTATGATTTTAGAGGGTAGAAAATTCTCTATCAACTCTTTTACCTTTGCTAAGCTGTACGGGGAGGATTTGTAGTGTTCCCGATACATGGCCGCCACGCGACGTGGTTTAGAGGTTACGTCAAGCACTACAGCGGTGAAGTAATCATTACCTCCTCCGTTAGGATCCACTCCCATGGAGTAGATGCGGTTGGCCATACCGCATTCATCGAAGGAACCTTTAGCACATTTTTTGACTAACAGGCTGTCATATATGGCAGATGCGGTAGCACCGAATTTAAGCTCAAATTCCGCCGCCCATTGGTTTAGCGTTAGCTTCTCTTGTTTTCTATAAGTTTCCGGCCAGGTAGGGTCTGCACCATACTGTGGGTGCATTGAGTAATGAAGCGCTACCCGTGCCCATCCGTCCGCTTCCCCGGCTTTGTCTAGAAGGGTCTGAAGACCTATTAGATCACGACGTTCTACATAGTCATACCAGTCGGAGGGGAGGCCCGTTGTCCACATTTCGCCGAACCAGTCTGACTCCATGTCTGGAGTAGAGACTATGATCACTTTCCCGGCTTTGCCTAACTTCATCAGTGAAGGGCTGGCTCCTTGATATAAATCTTTTACTCCGTCGATAAAGGCGGCTTCGTCGAGGAAGAGCACAGAGCAGGCTGGGATACCACGGACGCCCCGACCTGTAGGAGCTAGGAAATGTAGAGTGCCTCGCCCTTTCCAGGATAGCCGCTTAGTGCTATCCGATAGCCATGTTAGTGACTCGCCTTGGAGGGATTCCGCCATGAAGCGGACCCGTATAGCTAGCTCCTCGGAGTCCTTGCCTGTTTTTGAGACAATTACGGCAGTAAAGCCGGGTTCTGTTAATGCCCTGTTTAGTAGATAATTACAGATAACTTCAGATATGCCGATCTGCCTAGATTTGAGGACTTGAATCCGGCGAGAATTGTGGAGTATGCGTACA